TCAACTTCAGCTAATTCAGCTTCAAGTTTAGCAATCTCATTCTGTAACTCTTTAATTTCTTCTTTGATTTCAGTCGCTCTATCAAGTTCTCCAGCTTCAATAGCTTTATTAGCTTCTTCAAACTTAGAATTGACTTGGCTTCTTAATTCTTCAATATTCATTATTTATTTTGTGCTCCTTTCAATTTCAATAAATCTAGTTCTAATTCTAGTTGTAATTTTCGTTTATGTTGCTCTTTAAGCTGTTCAATTTCTTTTTCTGCTTCTTCAATACTTCTTGCATATACTGAAGTATCTTCATAAGCAGGGAATGTTACAGCACTTATCTCACCAATCTTTTTAAAACGCTTAATGGTACGCTCATATATTCCAGATTCTTTATTAAACCTTACTGAGTCTCCACCTGTTTCAGGAAGCTCAAAAGAAAAGCTACATTGATTGATTAAACCACTCTTAATGTTCTCATATAAATCTTTAGCGTAAGTAGTGTTGTTAAGCTCTGCTCTAAACTTGACACCTATGTCGTCTACTTCAATTTTCAAAGTGTTTGCTACGGTTCTTGCAATTATCTTTTGAGAGTCATGGTCAATTAAGAATCTAATATCATTCTCAAAGTCAATATCTCTCACAGCTTCAGGCGAAATACTTTCCACAAACCTTACTCCATTTGAATTAAGTATTTGACTCTTAGAGTTAAATTTTAATCCATAACCTTCTAATATTTTTCTTTCAGGTTCATCTTGAATTGTTCTTAATTCTGTTTCTATCATTCTTTTTTCTATAACCATTCTATTATTCTCACCTACTTTCTAAGCTATCGAGTTTCTTTTGAGGATAGAGTAAGCAACATTATCTGTATAACCATATTTTCTACCTAAGTCTGAGTAAGTCATACCTAACTCCCTATCTCTAAGTATTTCTTTAATATTTTTATACTTGCTTTTCTGCATTATTGATTCTTGAATATCTTCTAGATTCTGAGAAGGAAACAACCCTTTAAGTTTTTCAAAAGAGTTGATGTTATCTAAAATAAAACTAATCTCAGATTTTCTGCAATCAATAGCTATGTAATCAATATTTTTACTCTCACAAAACTGCTTTTTAACAAGGTCTGATTCTTGAACCTTTAAGAGGTTACCAAAAGAGCCTGTTGATTGTCTGTAGTGTTGTTCTCCATGTGTCTCAACAATAAGATTGTGTTCGGGTAAATAGAAATCGTATCTATAGTTCCCTAACTCTTCATATCTTTTTTCTTTTTCAAACTCTATGTCATTCAGCTCTAAAAGTGAAACTAATAGTTTTTCAGGGAAGGACAAGCCTGTTTTACAGTGTTGACAACTAAACCCCCTTAAAACTAAGTTGCTAATCATCATTTTCTTTTCTTTATTACAGTTAGGGCATACACAATTTATTTTTTTACTGCTATATTTTCTAAAGCTTTTAGCTTCTTCAGGGTTCTTAAGATATTTATGTAAATGTATTTCTGAGTAAAGCCAATTTTCTTCAGTGGTTTTTTCGTTCCATTTTTTAGCTTTAAGTATCTTGCCTATTCCGCCATTTTTTAGTTGGCCACTTCTCATCTCTATAGAATTACCTTCAAATTCAACCTGTAAGATAGAGTATTTTTCATAAGATTGCATATGAGTCACTGTTAAAACTCCACTCTCTCCACCATATAAAAAAGGAACTTTGTGATTGTTCACATGTCCCCAATCAATACATTCTCTTCCAGCCCACATTTTCTTAGGAAGACCGCTCAGGTCTACCCATTTCTCAATAGCCATTAGCAGTCTCCTCTATTTAGTTTTCGTTTTGTTCTTCAATAATCTTTGACTCATCTACAACTGTCTTCTGTACTTCTTCAGCTTTTTTCATTTGATATTCATCAATATATTGAGTGTTCATGAAGTTTAAACTTTGTACTCTTCTGTCTCCACCCTCAATAGGTGCAAGATTCATCATGTTTCTAGCTTCGTTAAGATTAATTAATCCTAATTCATACTGAGCCTTTATGTTTGCAATCTTAGTTTCTGAGTCTACATATTTGTACAAGTCAGTATTAAATTTAATCTTATTGTTTTGTCTCAATACTTTATCAGCAAATAACTTTCTATTAAACTCACTCTCTAATGCTGATATATAACTATTTAAAGTGTTAATTACATAGTCTGAGTTAGCTTGTTCTAAACTTACAGAATGTGTTTCAATCTTCATTTTATGAAGTGGTAAGCCTAGTACCTTAGCGACTTGTTGAGTTGAATAGTTAGATTCATTAACTAGTTTAAGTATCTCTGTATCTACTTTGATAGGGTCATAAGTTGTACCTTCATCCAGCACAATAATCTTATGTGCGTTATCTGAACCTGCGTTAGCTTTCTGCCATGCTTTTCTTACAGCATCTTTATCTTCCGAGTTTAAGTCACCAGCGACTTTGATGATTCCACCTGACTGAGTGCCATTTTTGAAGAAGTTATTAAAGAATCTTTTAGCATTTATCTGAGATTCTATATCTCCTTTGAGTGCTTCAAGTGGACTCTTCCCAACTAAACCATTTAAAGTAAACGGTTTGATATGAATCATGTCTTGAGCTTTAATGTTACGAGTACTACTGTTATCCATGTTTTTCACTTCATAGATAACATCAGTATTATGTTTCTGATTACTCTTCTTCTTAATACTATGTACTCTGTCATTTGCTATGTAATGTAAAGCTAATGGTATATGATTCTCATCTCGTTCAATCTCAGCATAAGCATTACCATTTAAAATTGAGTTTACAATCAAAATGAATACTAAATCTTTTCCACTCATTACACTGTTAGGTTCTGTATTTAATAGATACTCTAGTTCAGAATTATTTTCATAAGAACCATTAATCACCTGAATTGGTAACGAACTCACATCACCAGCGATTGTGTTAATCGCTGTGAATACATCAGCATTTTCGATTGCTTTAATTGAACTATACTCAGTAGCTTGAATGACTTCATTAATGTTTGCAAAAGGCAAGACATCATGTGTGACTGTATTTCTTTTCTCGTTATTTTTAAATATATTAAATCCTATTTTTTACACCCTCTTTCATCTTTGAGGTTTTACATAATTTTCTACAGCAACATACTAGTAGCTATTAACTAAATTAATTAGATTGAATAATATTTAGTAATATTGATAATACAAAAAGGACTATTGATAATGTGAATCCAAATGCTAAAAGATTGATTGAGTATACTGTAACTAGTAGTACAGCTATTGCAGATAAAAATAAAACAGTGACTAATGTGTCTACTGAAAATAGAAACTTAATCACTGCTAGAAATACTTCATATATTTTATTGTTTGTTTCTTTCAAGTTGATTCTCCTTTTTTAAGCTGAATTCTTATATTTCGTTTCTAGAAGCTAAACTTACCTTCTTTTATTTTCTCTGATACTGATTTAGGTTTAAACTCTAGATGCATAGCTGAACCATAAGCATTAAATAAAGCACCTAAGCTATCAATCTTTGAGCTTCTATTCTTTCTTGTGACTCTTATATTACTGTTCAACTCTTCTTTAGCTACAGCATTATTTAAAGCAATATTAAGAATTGGATTATTACTATGTACAATCTTCTTGTTCCAAACATCAATCCTGAATTGCTTAATAATAGGAGATAGCTTATACATCTTCTGAGACTGCTCTACAAAAGTCCAATTAATATTAGCTCTCTCTACCTTGTTCTTATGTTCTATAGCTTGAAAGAATTGCCCAATGTTATACGGGTCAAAGCAAATCTCTTTAATATTTAGATTATGTTTCTTCTCGTACTCTAATAGATAATCAATAACTTCTATGTAGTCTATTACACCTGATTCAGTTTTTGAGATAGTTACATAGCCTTCTTGTTCTAGTTTTATATAGTCAGTTTTATCTCTCTTCATCTTCATATCAATAGGAGTTCTAGTTGAAACAAATGCATGAGTGTCTACATATATCTTGTTGTTATCAATCATATGAGTGAAACTTACTGCGGTTAAGTCATCTACTGTTGATAAGTCTAATCCTACAATTGTGTCAGTTCCTGTTATGTCTATATGCTCATCAGTAGATGCTTCTTGCCAACTTTTCGAGCTTATAAAACTATTAGCACCAGTGGATGACCACATATTAAAATTCTTAATTTGTATAGAAGTTTCATTTCCTTTTTCTCTTTGCTCTTCAATATCTTGTTTTATATTTTTAAGTATTGTGCCTCTATGTTTCTCATTCTCTAAAAGTGGCATAGCTTTAATCCATTTTGATTCATCATTCATTTCATCTAGTTCATCTAACTCTGCACAAAAATAAAAGTATTTATCATTGGTTATCTTACCTTCAACCATCTTACTTACATATAAATATTCTTGGTACATAGGAGAGTTTAGATTATCAGATGCAGTAGATATTAAAGCAGTTAATGGATTAGTCTGTAATCCCATCCCAGTTTTCAACCTTGAGTACATCTCGTCATCAGGCATTGAAGCCAACTCATCTAATAAAACAGTTGAAGGGTTCTTTCCATCGATTGCATCAGGATTATTACTCAAAGCCATGAGTTTAGAATCTGTTACCTTGTCAACAATATCTGTTTTTCTCATTTCTAATCTATCTCTTAAAGTTTTACTATTTGCTTTAATAATATTGAGTTGTCTATAAGCCATATTATAAATTGTTTGTGCTTGTCTTAGTGTTAATGAAGCAATATATATTTCTCTTCCTTCTGAAGGTGATTTACCAAATAATAATTCGTATAGAGCAATACCACTTGATAGAATTGATTTTCCATTTTTTCTTGCAGTTGAAATATATGCTTTAGTGAATCTTCTATTTCCTTTTGAATCTACCCAGCCATATAAACTACCAACTATGAACTTTTGAAATAACATTAAGGGCATCGGTTTCCCCGTTTTAGTATCAGGCAACATTTCAATAAATTTAATAACATGTGATGCATTCTCAGGACTCCATTTGTAACCTAAAGTATTTTGAATCTCTAAGTCATCCAAATGTCTCTGTGCTGATGCGATATTTTTCTTGCTTGCTAGTATCTCACCTGACACTACTTTGATTGCATATTCAGTAGCCCAATCATAATCCTTAGTAGGTCTTCCTACATCTGGTCTCATTTTAAAATCTGTAACCATAATTAATTACCCTCTTTGAACATATCTGAGAACGGGTCATCTTCAATTTTCTGTAATTCTTTATCTATTAGCTTCATTCTACTGTTGATACTTAAACCTAGCTCACCTGCGATTGCTCTCATCTCTTTAGAGGTTTTAAGTAATTCATTCAGTGCTCCATTAATTTTTCTTTCTTTGAGTTCTCCTGTTGCATAGAATGATTCAATAATTAATCCCTCTTCATCCATTTCTTTCTGTAGTTCTCTATAGACTGAATATAAATGACAGTATACAACTACTAAATTTAAGTCTAGATTAGAGATAGGTAATTCTTCTAGCAATGGTCGTAATCTTCTATACTCTGCTTTAGCTATTTTATTCACATAGGCAGGTGGTGTAGTTTGAATTGATGTAAATTCTTCTAATTTATTATTGATAGCACTTCTGTGCAATTGTTCTTCTATAGTTTCATTTCTAGTTGTTGAAAATTGTCTTCTTCTGCTCAAATTTTGTTCTTCCTTTCATTAAAATTTCTTCTTTGGTGGATATGTAAAATATGCAGGGTATATCTGTGATTAATCGATGCTGAGAGAGCTATTTTGAGCACAGTTAGTGGGTAAGTGGTCATGCGAGTGATGAAAGTGAGCTGAAAATGGCTCTATGAGAGTTTTCTGTAAATCGGAACAATTCCTAATTGAGAAACGGGTGAGAGAAACAGGGGACTCCGTTGTCCACGAGCCCTACAGCCACGCGGGTTTCAGCCA